CTAACTAAAGGATTACCAGATCCAAACGGAGTTAGCGCAGCACCGCTAGTACTATCATCTATTCCTACAAATTTATACTGATTTACTGTTGCCATTAATCTAAAAAGAAACTTCTAGCTTCTATCTCCTGTTTTAATTCTTCTTGAAATGTAGTGTTTAATTTTTCTAGCACGGCATCTAAATCTCTTACTAAAGATTGTGCTACATCTTCTTCATATTCCGAACTTGCTCTAGTTAATGTTTGTACAATTTTAGCCATTATAAACTTACAATTCCTCCTCTACGTAATCCGTAACCAAAACCGCCTTTAGCTCCAGTTTGTCCAGCACTACTATAATCAGCTCCACTACCTGTATTTTGATTATTTCCACCATTTTTATTATTATTGTATTGATTAACTCTATAATCTTCTTTTATAGATTTAGTAACTTCGTCTGCTAAGTCTAATCTAGCTTTATCAAAATCAGATAGATTATCTTTTTTAGATAATTTATTATATAATTTTTGTTGATACTTACCGTAATCTCCAAACATTGATACTGTGTTTATTCCAAAAGGATCTTTGTTTTCTCCACTTCCTGCAATTAATTGATTTGCATAACCATATGGATCACCAGCTTTTTGAACACTAAATCTGTCTACAAACATTTTATTTTGTCTAGACATTGGAAAATACTTATTCATTCCATATGCTAAAGCTCCTATTCCTAAAAAAGGAAGAGTACTTGAAGTAAGTCCTTTTGAAAATATTTGATTAATGCCTGCTCTTTTAACCATGTTTGCTAAATCAAAAGTTCTTCCACCAAAACTAATTCCATATTTAGGGTTTTCTGTTTGTTCATTTAATCCTAATATTTCCATAGCTTTTTCCATGCCATATCTTTGAGCTAATATTATTAACAAATTCTCCATTATCGTCTTCCTCCAGCATGTATATCTAATCTAAAAGTTCCTAGTTTCCAAGTAGTATCCACTGCTGTGTTGGATATGGTTAAAGCAATTGCTCTAGCTCTTGCTCGTGTATCTACTTTACTTGTGCTTGTTGAAACTGTAAATGGTCCAAGTGATGAGCTAGCTGCTGTGTTATTTGGATAGTTTCTTAAATCTAATTGTACAATAGCATTTCCTTGTTGAGATATAAAATCAGGTATAATTCTGCTAACTCTCATAATATTTTCACCGTCTCCTCTAAGATCACCAAGATTAGTAGCTGCTCCTCTTACTACTTTTTGTGTAATATCATAATCTCCAGAAGTAATATTAGCAGGAATTGCTGCTGTTACTCCTAGTTTTACTTGATTAACTCCTGTTTCGTGTTCATAATAATATGAAACACCTTCAGTGTTTCCCGTTACATCAAAAGAAGTGTCTGTATCTGGATCGTATTGAGTTGCATGAGGCAGTCCAAAAGTAGCAGAATCTTGCCACGTAGTTCTAATAAATAAAGAACTTGCATTAACAAACCATATAGGTCTTTTTGCGGTTGAATCTAAATAACTATATGTAACTGATTGTGTATTTACATTAGAATTAGATTCTGGATAAAACCAAGTAACTTCACCAAACAAGTTATTAATTCCTGCATAAACCATTTGATTAGATGTTGTATTTAAACTGTCATAAACATAATCTTCAACTAAACAATCCATAGATTCTAGTTTACCGGTGTATCTAAAAAAACCATTTTCAGACATCCAGTATGCAGCACCATCAACTTCAACAGCTGCATTCATACCTATTAATCCACAGTTAGTTCCAACTTGTTCGTAAGCGAAAGTAAACGGAGTACCAACAAAACGCATGGTAAATAAAGCCGTGTCTGTCCAAACATAAATTGCATTTCTACCAAGTTCAGCTCCCATGATCCGTGATCCGTCGGCCAGTCTTTGTGTACCAGCAGTATTTTCAGCTGTAGGTGTATAAGTATTTATATCTTCTTGAGATGAAAATCTAATAAACATATCATCTTGAGTAGTCTTATCTCCAATCGTTGTTTCTGTTCCAAAGAAAACTAAGTGACGGTCAGGAGTAGAAACTAACATATCTCTAGATGCAGTTGGTGCACCTGTAATAATAGTTGCTCTTGTTGTTACAGCATTAGTTAAATCTGCATTCCATTCAAAACACTCTCCGTTAAATATTAATGCAACAGCAGTGCTACCTAAATTATCTAAAGCCCATAATCCTGGTTCTGCAACTTTATCAGTAGAAGCTGCTGCTGAACCCCATCCTGAATAATCACTATAGTTGGTTACAGTTGCACTATCACTGTGAGAAGCGTTAGTTGTTCCTCTTACATTTCTAGTAATTCCAGTAAAGCTAGTTGCTGTTAATCCTGTGTAAGATATTTCTTCAGTGCCAACTTGAATATAATTGGTTCCTGAACTAGGAAAACCAGTGGTGCTTGCTACAGTAATTGTAGTTCCTGATCCTCCGGTTCCATATGCATCAGCACCCAGTGCTCCGTTTAAAGTTGTAGTTTGTGGGTTAGTAGCTGTACCACCAAACTGAGATATACCCCACCCATATACTCCAACCTGGTCAGGTGGTCCTACGTGATAATATTGATAATAAGTTATGCCTCCTGAAGTAGTAGCGCCACTTCCAGTTTCACTACTAGGCATTGTAATAGTAATAGTATTTCCTGTTGGTGCTGTAGTTACCATAAATTTTTTATCACAAAAATCTGAAGCACCAAAATTTGATCCTGTAATTGAACTAAATGTAGTTGTATCACCAAATAATATTATATCTCCTGCTTCAAAACCATGAGAAGAAGGAAAAGTAATAGTTACTGTTGGGTCATTATTAGTTGTACTAAATGCACTTGTAATAGCTGTACCTGATGGATTAACTAATGGATGTATATCATAGTATACTCCTCCTGTATAAACGTATAAAATTCTATTAGTTCCTATAAGTGAGTACTTAATACCTGTTTTATTAACCATGTGATGCAACCCTCTAGCTGCACCTGTTAATTTACTTTCTCCTAATTGAGACCAACCACCTATTTTTTCAGGTGTACCATATCTAAAACGTACATTTTCTCCCCCTGTCCACTGTGATTCAGCGCCGGTAGATGTAACTTGTTTATTGAATCCTGGTAAAAACCCTAATTTTTGTAACATATAAAAACCTGTTTATTAGGTGTTATATCAGATTGTCAGCTATTTCAATAGGTTAAACCAACCAGTTATAATGTATTTAGTTTCATTTGTCACTATTCCAGAATGCATATGTGTCCATTCTGTAGGCCAAATATACGTATCACCTTCTACAGCTTCGGTTGTTTGGTTTTGATATTTAAAATAAGTCCCACCATTTTGCACTGTGTTTAAATAAGTCATAAAAGCTAAAACTCTAGTTGAGACATCATAATGAGGTCTTTCACAATGAGATCTTTTAAAGCCTCCCCCTGGATTATATTTTTGAATATTTATAGTTTCTGTAATTCTATATGGACCTAAACAATTATTTAATTCAGTGTAGGTAGTTGCATAATTTTTTAAACATTCCTGTAATTGTTGATGATATATATTGAAAGGATATTCCATAAAATTAGGAGAAATAACAAGATCAGTAGATTCTTTAATTGAAGTATCTACTTTATTTCCAATAGCTGATGTATGAGAACGGTCTTTATTGTCTTCAAAATACTTAATAATATCTCTACAAAGAATTTTATCTACCACGTCTTTATGAATAAAAGTTGGGGCCATTAATATATTATAGGTAAAAAGCCAAAGTTTTTAGTAGCTGAGTTTCTGGTCATAACATCAAATCCTAGTGTAATTCTATCTCCATCAAAATCATTATTACTAATTACTTCATGCCACTTGTTGCCATCGCCAATGTAAATATTTCCTATCTTATTATCGATATGATAGATAGGTTCTTTATCTTCATAATTTTTATAAAACATTGTTTTTGTATCTTGAGGTTCAATACTAATAAACCCATGCATATAACCATTACCATTATCAGCATGGTTATGTCTTTTTAATAATTCATCTTTAGTATGAAAGTTTAGCCATGATTGTCC